TTAGAAGCTAAACAAAAAGCAAAGAAAAAACAGGAGAAGTAAATGAACTACAGATTATACGCAGTGGAAGCTGCCTGTGGTACTAGTGTCGGAGCAGCCTCTACTTTTGCAGACTCAACTGAAGTAAGACTATTTAATAATAGCAATGCTAACCAGTTAGTAACCGTAGCAAACGCAGCAGATGTAACATTAGGTACAATGACATTAGCAGATGGAGAAGTAACATTCCTCATGAAAGACCCAACTGACCAAATATTTGCCGCAGCAGCGACAGTATTAGGCACACCAGTTAAGTACAGCTAATGGTAAACGGTTGGCTAAAAGACGTTGCCGAAACAGCAGCAGTAACTATTGATACTTTAGATAAAAAATCTCAAGAAAGAGGTACAGTTACTTATGCCGACGAAAGAGTACAAAGCTTGTGCATGGGGTACTTATATCTATTGAATTTATGTGATACTTATGAACTACTAGAAAGGCGTGATTTAGAAACGCTTACGGATTTAATTAAAAAACATACGACAATTCACTAAATGTTAGATATAAGCAGAACAGATGTACTAAGTACAAATATTATGGAGTTTGATGTAGCCGACAGGTTTATTAAACTTCCTATAATAGAATACATGAACTTATTAGGTATTACACCTAACAGTTCACAGATGGCATTAATCAATGCTGTCAACAGCCCAAAATATAGATTCGTGTGTGCCGCCCTCTCAAGGCGTCAAGGAAAAACGTATATCACAAATGTTATCGGACAGCTTGTGTCTCTCGTGCCAGGCTCCAACATATTAATTATGTCACCGAACTACTCTTTATCTCAGATTTCTTTTGACTTACAAAGAAACTTAATAAAACATTTTGATTTGGAAGTTACAAAAGATAATGCAAAAGATAAAGTAATAGAACTATCTAATGGTTCTACTATAAGAATGGGTTCAGTAAATCAAGTAGACTCTACGGTGGGTAGATCTTATGATTTAATCATCTTTGACGAAGCTGCCCTAGCTGATGGAAAAGATGCTTTCAATGTAGCCTTAAGACCTACACTAGACAAAGAAAACAGCAAAGCGGTATTTATTTCAACTCCAAGGGGACGAAACAACTGGTTTGCTGAGTTCTGGAACAGAGGGTTTAGTAATGAATTCCAAGACTGGTGTTCTATAAAAGCCACTTACCATGAAAATCCTAGAATTAGCGATAATGATATACACGAAGCTAAAAAAGCTATGTCATCTGCTGAATTTGCACAGGAATATATGGCTGACTTTAATACTTATGAAGGACAGGTCTGGAGTTTCAACTTTGAAACTCAGGTAGGAGACTTTGAACAGCTAGATACTAGAAAAATGGATGTATTTGCAGGACTTGACGTAGGGTATAAAGATCCTACAGCTTTCTGCGTAATAGCATATGATTGGGACGAGCAAAAATACTACCTCATAGATGAGTATATGGACGCTGAAAGAACCACCGAACAGCATGCTAGTGAAATCTACAGAATGGTACAGAAGTATAATATTGACTATATTTATATAGATTCTGCTGCTCAACAAACAAGATACGATTTCGCACAAAATTATGATATATCTACTATTAACGCAAAGAAATCAGTTCTAGATGGAATAGGACAAGTAGCTGGTATAATTGACAATGACACATTGTTTATTGACCAAAGATGTTCTAACTCTCTATCAGCAGTAGACCAATATCAGTGGGACCCCAACCCTAATTTATTAAAAGAAAAACCAAAACACAATATGGCAAGTCACATGTCAGATGCGCTTAGATATGCGCTTTATACTTTTGAGACATCTGCCAATACATTTTAATTTAACAACCTACCAAAAAATTATTCTTGACAAAAAGGTGAAATTTTGGTATAATTTTCAGTAATAGGAATTTATGGATTTAAAAAGAGATTTAGTCAAGTACGTACGGGACAAAGCCAAATCAGGTTATCAAAAAGAGCCCCAGTGCTATATTTGTGGCGAGACAGAAAACTTAGAGTTTCACCACTACTACGGAATGACTGAGTTACTATACACTTGGATGAAGGTTAACAAAATTACGATTACCTCAGCCGATGAAATAATGAATCTTCGAGAACAGTTTATAGAGGAACACCTCACTGAAGTATATGACGAAGCAGCAACGCTATGTAAAACCCATCACATGAGATTGCACAGTATATATGGAAAGAGACCAAAATTAGCAACAGCAATGAAACAAAAACGATGGGTGGAGATACAGAGAGATAAATATGGCATGGTATGATAGATTTTTAGGCATAGATAGAGAGGAGAAGTTAAATCCTGCTCAGACATTTATTGGTCTAGAAGAAGGACTAGCAATAGATACTCGTGAGAAGAAAGATAATTATCGCTCAGCTTACGAAGAACTAGAAGTAGTTAATAGAGCCGTTAACATGATTGTTGACGATAGCGCTGATATACCTTTTGATGTTGGAGAAAAAATACTTGGTATAACTCCAATAGTTCAAAATGTTCGTAGAACTAAAGTAGATTTGCTCTTAAATAAAGAGCCAAACCCGTTTCAGGATATTAATAGTTTTAAAAGAAATTTAATTATTGATTTACTGATTGATGGAAACATCTTCATTTATTTTGATGGTGCCCATCTTTATCATTTACCTGCGCAAAACGTTACCATAGAGGCTGATACTCAGACCTATGTGAACAAGTATGTATATGATGGTCATATAGACTACACCCCTAAAGAAATTATACATATTAAAGAAAACTCATTTCATTCAATCTATAGGGGTGTACCTAGATTAAAAGCAGCTTACAGAACTATGTATCTGTTGGACAGCATGAGAAAGTTTCAAGATAACTTTTTCTTAAACGGAGCAGTACCAGGATTAGTATTAAAGAGCCCTAACACTCTTTCTGATAGAATAAAAGAAAGAATGTTACAAGCGTGGTCTACTAGATACAATCCAAAAAATGGTGGCAAAAGACCACTAATACTAGATGGAGGATTAGAAGTAGATAGTTTAACTAAAGTAAACTTTAAGGAACTAGACTTTCAACCCTCAATAGCAGCAAATGAAAAAGTAATATTAGAAGCTATGGGTGTACCCCCAATCCTTATGGATGGTGGTAATAATGCAAATATTAGACCTAATCATAGGTTATATTATTTAGAAACTATACTACCTATAGTCAGAAAATTGAACTACTCTTTAGAAAGATACTTTGGATTTAAACTTACAGAAGATGTACATGGAGTACCAGCTTTACAACCAGAGTTAAGAGACCAGGCAGCATATTACTCAACATTAGTTAATACAGGTATTATGACACCAAATGAAGTAAGGGAAGCTATGAACATGGAACCACTAGATGGACATGATGATTTAAGAGTCCCAGCAAATATAGCGGGTAGTGCAACTAACCCCGAGGAGGGTGGAAGACCACCTGAAGAAACAGAGGAAGAAACAAATGAATAAACCAGCAATTTTAAAACAACTAATGGAGTATTTTCAAAAGAAAGGTAAAGTACTTACAATAGATGAGTATAAAGCAGCAGAAGACGTTCCAATGCGTTTTATGGCTGCAAAAAGAGCTTTTGGCTCTTGGGCAAGAATGACGCAAATGATTGAGCATAAAATGCAAATGGATAACGTTAGCATGGAAGCTCCTAAAGCTGAACCAAAACCTGCACCAAAACCAAAGGCCAAGCCAGCTGCTAAACCAGCTGTAAAAGGTAAGTAATATGTCAGAGAAAATTTTTCATTGGTCATCTACTTTTAAATCACTCGGCGAAGACGACGATGGAAGTGTAAATATCAAAGGATATGCTAGCACTAACCATAGCGATAGAGCAGGTGATAGTATTGACCATGATGCATGGGTAAAAAATGGTGGACTGGATAACTTTAAAGGTAATCCAATAATCTTATTTAACCATGACTATAACAGACCAATAGGTCGTGCTACTTCATTAGAAGTAAACGACAAAGGCCTCGAACTTGGAGCAAGAATCTCTAAGTCCGCAGGTGAAGTAAAAGATCTTATTAAAGACGGCGTACTTGGAGCATTTTCCGTGGGTTTCCGAGTCAAGGACGCTGAATATCTAAAGGAAACCGACGGATATCAAATAAAGGACGCAGAATTATTCGAAGTGTCAGTTGTAAGTGTACCTTGCAACCAGGCAGCCATGTTCTCGATTGCGAAATCATTCGATTCTCAATCTGAATATGAGGAATGGAAAGCTGAATTTACTAATGACGTAAAACAGGCTCATGTAATGGACGCAGCGAAGGTTGCAGAAATTGATGCGCCACAAGCCGTGGGTAATACCACTCAACAGGAGAGACATATGTCTACAGAAAAAACTACTCCAAATGCTGAGTTAGACTTAAAAGCATTCGCGGAAGAGGTGGCAAAATCAACTGCTGCTAAAATCGCAATGCAACAAGCAGAACAGAAAGCTAAAGAGTTAAGCGAAGCCGAAGAAAAAACTGCGCAACTGGAAACAGAAGCAGTGGAAAAAGAAGCTGAGCAAGAAAAAGTTAAAACTATTGTCAAAGCTGGCATGTCAGGAGCTGAACAGCTCATTAGTGACGTTGAAAAACGCGTTGCAGAAAGACATGGCGACTTAGAATCAGTAGTCAATGAACTACAAAAAGATCTAGCTGAAAAGAAAGATGAGATTAACGCTATGCGTGAGTCAAAAAGACAATTTTCAGATAGAGGAAACAGTGACTGGCAGAAAGCCTTCCAAAGCGACATTGATGACGCTTGGGTAATGGGACTTGCTACTGGTAAAGGCTGGAATACTAAAATGGCCCAAAACACTATGGAAAAAGTAAACGCTCATTCAGGCGTTGGCGTTTCATCAGCTGATTTTGAACAAACAGTATCAACAAATATCGAAAGAGATATTCAATTAGAGCTCGTATTAGCACCGTTATTTAGAGAAATCCAAATGACTTCAGCTACTCAGATTCTACCAATCATGCCAGACGCAGGTTATGCTGAATTTACAGCTAACCAAGTAGCTTCTGGATCTTCCCCTCATGGAAACTTAGAGGAAAGAGGAGATACTTATGATGGTACATATTCTGGTATTGATATGACTGAAAGAACTCTATCAACCAAAAAGCTTATTTCACAATCATACTTAGGTAATGAAACTGAAGAAGATGCAATTCTACCAATTCTTCCTTTAATTAGAGAGTCTATTGTTAGATCACATGCAAGAGGTATTGAAAATGCACTACTATTGGGTAACCATGCAGACGGCGTTTATGGTACATCTGGAGCAGCTTTTGAAGGACTAGTCACAATGGCTGGGTCTAACAAAACTCAATCCGGTACTGCTTTTGCATCAGAATCTTTAACAGCTTCAATGCTATTGAATGCTAGAAAGAAAATGGGCAAATGGGGTATGAACCCTAGAGATGTATTATACATCGTTAATTCAACTGAGTACTTTAACCTACTATCAGATGCAGAATTCCAAGATGTCAACC